GGCGGTACGCGTCCTTCAGGAGTGCCCAGTTAATGATATTCGCATCGACGGAGGTCGTATATTCGCCACTCATCTCGCGCCCCTCGCACCAGTATCTAATTCCCCCTTTTGTGTAGCACCTGTTACGCATTTGGATTTCATACAGGCCTACAAGCTCATCCGAGGCGGTACCAAAGGTCGCCTGGAGCCAGCGCTTCCACATTTTGGTCACACATGAGTCAAATTTTGAATGATCAGCCAGTACCGCTACCGGTCGGTCAAATTGGGCCCACGCTTCCCTCAATCTCGAAGCAGTCTCAAAAGAGTTCAAACCTTTCATAAAAGGGCAGAATCCGCTATCCTTCCACTTCCACATCTGTTCTTCGATGGGCAGCATGAACTTAGCTAAGACTCCGCAATACTGGTAGGACCGGAACTGAATGAGCCGTGGAGGTTTGATACTAAGGCTCTCCTCGGGCCATTTCTCTACCTTCACGAATGCACTCACTCTGTCCCAGGTCGATGAGGGTCCTCCTCCGTTGTAGCGCGTAAACGCGTCGGTATATCTCCGACGTGCCGCGGGGGCTCCTTTATGCTCCACCACCTCTTCGTCCGTGGCAACTCTGGCTCCCACCAGTTCACCTACCAAGACTTGGGCGATAGCGAAACATCGGCGCCACTCCTCCGGCTCGGGTTCTTGTTCGAACAGCAGATGCCGTTTCTGCAAACTAACAAGTTCGTTCCTCCAACAAGCTTGGAATACGCCTTGCGGCTGATACCAAGCAAATGGAGGCGGGGCAACCAAATGATACACGAATGTCTTGTGCACACATGGACCTCCCTCAACCCGCGTTATCTTAGCGCTCTCGAGTACCACCCGCTCCGTGTCTCCCTTACAGACACCGGGGCGGGCGACCCGACCATCCCATCAGCCTATGGTTCCTTGGGCCCCAGGGAGGGTTCGCTTCGTTCTCCAGAAGCCCCCTCTTCCCAAGTCACCTTTACGGGCCCTTGATTGAGTATGGATAGCATGGTTGGTTTTCACCTCCTTGGCCTGTTGTCGCCATTGCTCGTCGTAGTAATCCGGTTTAAAGGCTGCAGTTACG